TAGATTCTTATAATGAAAATTTAAATTTGAGAAGAGCTTCAAGCGATGCTGATAGAATTGAGATTGCAGCTGACTATTCAAGAATTTTAGTTAATAGTTCTGAAAGATTTAGAGCAACAACTAGTGGAGCAAATGTTGTAGGAAATTTATCAGTTTCAGGTAATTCATTTTTACAGTTTGGATTAGTTGTAAATGAAGGTAGTCACGATGCAGACTTTAGAGTAGAGTCTAATAGTAATACTCATATGATTCAAGCAGACGCTGGTAATAGTAGAGTTGGTATAAATACCGCTTCTCCCTCATATGACTTTCACGTAACAGGACACGCTTATGCTTCAAGTTCTTTCTTAGGA